CAGCCCGGGTGATGATTGCCTGTATTATCTGTTCCCTGATCGTGTCAGCCATCAGCCAAACCTCCGGAGTACGTCAAGGATCCCTTTGTCAATGTTTCGGGCGAGAAGGTAGGCCGCCTGGGTCTGGATCGGGTGTTGGACTTTTTCAGAGGCGAAAATATCCTCGATCCTGGGGCCGTGGAGTGTTCTGAGTTGGTAGCGTGCCACCCTCTTCCCGTTCTTCATCTGACGCCAAAAGACATGCTTGTTTACATCGCTGGAATGTGCCTTCCCTCTCATGCCCTTCGCGATAAAGGCATGTTTCAGCTTGGTCGCCCTTCTGTTGCGTAGGACCTTCACCGAAATACCCTTACCTCTTCCGCTTCCATATTTCTTGGCGCCAAAGCTGACCAAACCCACGGGCCGCCCTTTCGCGATGACAGCCCCCGAAAGATGCCCGAAGGAGGCCTTCTTGGTGATCAGGTCTTTGGATATTCTTGCCGCCTTGAGGTTCAACTCGTTGCCGATCCTCACGCGGGCCTGCGTTTTCATGGTTTTGACGGTGGTGTTAATGGCTTGAGTCAACACTCGCTCTGTGCCGTTTTTTATTCCGGACATTGCGGCCTTGAGCTCTGTCATGTCGCCTTGATCAATTGTGACTTTCATTGACCACCACCTTTACAAATTGCCCGTCATTCTCCACGATCTTGGCGACCGTGAAGCTAACAAGCCCCATTTCAAAAACATCCCCGCGCTCCGGTTCGCCAACCACTGACACCATCGCCTCGACCGTGACGCCACGCTCAACCACTGTCGCCTCGTATGAGTCCGGCTGCAATTCAACGTTGCGTTCGACTTCGATCAGGCAGGGGACCGGTGTGCCATCAACAGGGCGAAAGATTGCTTCCGCCCCGGTAATAGCCCAAATATCAGCCGCCGCCTGATCGAGTATGTCGTCGAATCCCACGGTTACGCCACCGTCAGCTTGACGAGGATGCCGGGCCGCTTACACAGAGGCAGGGGGTTGCTCTGGGTATGCAGGTCGATTCCTCGGTTAAACTTCCGGGGCTCCTGCTTCGCGTAGAAAGGCAGGCCGATGGTGTTGGCCGTCTCCACGAAGTCGGCAGGGGCGACGTAGGTCGAGAAGGTGTCCATGGTGCCAGTGGGATAGGCGTGTGCTTCGTTGTCGGCGATGAATTTACGGGTATTACCCTCGGCGTCAGGAGCACTCGCGTTGTATTCCTCAAACACCAAGCCGCCAAACTTGAACCCTTCGCGGGGGTCGCCGCCGAGCCTGTCTGACGCCTCGCCGTGATTCTCGTAAGCCGCCTTGACATTCGGGTGCTCAATGAGTGCGTCAAAGAAGCCTTCAGAACAAAGGACATGGACGCCATTCTTGGTTTCGCCCATGAGATTCTTCTCAATGTGGCGGGAGACGGCCAAGCATTTGGTCCTGACCTTGGTGGCTGAGTTCCCGAGAGCAAAGGCTACGGTTTTCTGGTCAATGCCGAACTCGGTGTAGAGGTTGTAGAGCACATCTCCGTCGCCATCCAAGATCACGCCCTTAAGGGCGCCCATTCGGAGGTGCTCAAGAGTGATCGCATGTTTGTTTTTCATGGATGTGAGCTTGTCGTTCATGATGGAGACATAGGGGGTCAATTCGTTCTCGGTCCCGAAGGCCCTGATGCCATCGTACTCAGCCGGGAGGAGGGTGTCATCAAGGGGCAGATGGGGCACCTTGAAAAGCCGGGACACCCTTTTTCCGGTCTTATTCTGCGCGCCGGGAGAGCCAAGGGGTTTAGAAGTGATAAGGTTGAGGATGCCGTTCTTCTCCTCGACCTCAATGGCACGAGTCGCCACGCCTTTGATAGGCATGAGGTTCATGGCGCCGATTTTCCCGTAGTTATTGGGGATGATATTGATGGCATCGGTCAGGGATGCCATGCTGAATGCATCATTTACCCAGGGGTTCAAGATAGGCATTTATGATTCCTCTCTTACATCGATTCGGTTTTTCTTGAGGTCCGCGAGCCAGGAGGCCTTCTGGTCGTCGGTCGCACCGGCGGGCCACACGAGGTTTGAGGTGACAATGATGGCGTCCTGGGCGATGATCACACCCTCGACGTCTGCGGCAGAAGCGTCATAGCCAGCGATGGAGATACCGGCGGCAACCTGGGAGCCGTCCACAGCCGAGGCGTCCACCTCAACAAATTTCCCGGACCCGGCGGTGATCTCGATGGTGTAAATATCGCCGAGGTTGGAATCTTCCCCGGCATCGGTGAGGGTGAAATTGATCTGCTCGTTGACGTAAGCAGTCCCCACGGAAGCGTCGGCCAGGGCGAATCCATTGGGATCAGCAACGGCGAACGTTCCGGCCCCGGCAGCCTCGGCAATACAGGTCAGGGTGTAAGTCCCGATCTGAGCCTTAGCCCCGGCTGTCACACTGACGCATGTGCTCGCACCGGTGTTGCCGCCGTCTGCGGTCCCGGTGGCAGGGCAAGTAAGGGCGATCTTGCCGACCACTTCACCAAGGGAGATGGTTTCCCCGGAAAGGAACGTGACCTGCTCACGGCTTTTCTGTCTCTCGGCTTCCCAGACAAGGACATCCTTGAGGTTGTTCGGTTCGGTAAAAGCAGCCATTTATTAAGCCTCCGCTCTTTTTTTGGCATCAGCAACGAGCGGATTCTCGCCGCTGTCGCTCATGGGGTTGACGGTTGAAAAAACTCCAGCCGCATCGGATTTGTCGGCCTGGGCGTCAAGGATCTTTGCCCCGGCTTCTTTGGGGGAGAGGGCCAGCATTTCAGCGATAAACGTGGCGCTGGTGACGCCTGCAAGCTGACACTTTTCCATGACCTGCTTGGTGTTTTCGAGCGCATCGGCCTTGCCCTGTTCTACGCCTGCCGCTGTTGCCTCTTCCTTGGTTTTTGCCACGTCGGCTTCACCGACACCCATTTCAGCTTTGGGGATGTACCCCATAGCCGCCAGGGCCGTTTTAACTTCGGTTTCATCCACACCGGCAACAAGTGCCTGCAACTTTGCGCCAAACCCCATAAATCCTCCGTGCGTTGTTTTGTGTTTTTCCTGCAGTTCTTTTATTAAGCCCTCAAGGCTGCCAATACGGTCAGCCATGCCACTTTCAATCGCCTTTTGGGCGATCATCACCCCGCCTTGGCCAAAGTCACTTTTCACCTTGTCCGGGGTGGTGCCCCTGTACTTCGCAACTTGGGATACAAATATTTCCATCAGGGCATCAGCTCGAACCAATGTCGCCTCTCGCCCCTCTTCTGTGCCTGGGTCGAGTCGCTTATTCGGGCTGGCCGTTGATACGATTTCAATGGTCTTGCCATCTGTGGGTCGATACCCGAACACCACGCCGATGGACCCGAGCTCTGCCGTGGCATCCGCTACGATCTCATCAGTTGCCGATGCCAGCCAATACGCCGCCGATGCCGCCATGCCGCCGACGTAGGCCACCACGGGGGTTTTTATGTTCCGGATGATCTCCGCGAGCTCATTGATTGCCGTGGCCTCACCGCCGGGGGAGTTGATATCCAGGATGATCGCTTTGACGTCAGGGTTTTGATCTGCCGCCGCGATATCAACAGCAAGATCCTCTGTGGCCGTGCCGCCGGTGATGTAGTTGTAAAAGGAGTCGTATCGGGCAATGGTGCCTGTGATAGCGACAATCGCCACATTCTCCCGCAGGGTGGCGGTCCATGTTCGCTCAAGGCGCTGGGCCCTCTTCGCTGCAAGCATTTCGGGCGTCGGGATGACCTCAACCACGGATCGTAAAGCGCCTTCAGACAACAGCCATGGCCTGTCAAGTACGTTAATTTTCATCGCTCCCCTCTGTGTTAAGCTGGAAAATACCTTTCGCCGTTGTGTTTCTCGGGTCGGTATCAAAGATCATTTTCAATCCGTCAATAAGCCCGTGCTCTTCCCCGCGCTCTGCGAAAAATGACTCTATATCTTGGCTGCGGTCTGCCAGGGATTGGGTGAAGTTCTTCAGACCGCCACGAATCTCTAAAATCTCAGCCAAGATATCTTTGTATGGATCAATCCACATCCAGGGGTCGGGCTGCCATGAAATGCCCCTGTAGTATCGGCGCCTCTTTTTGAGGTAGTCGGCGATAGTGACCCGCGATGACAGCACCGTTGTGTTGAGCCACCGGTTAATGACCGGGCGGCAAAACTGGAAAATGAGGGTCTTATTCTGCTTCATTGTCAGGGCCCTGCGGAATTCAAGGAGCCCGGCACGTATTGAGGAATAATTGACCTCCGTAAGGTCACCGGTAAGCTGGTCATAAGTGATCCCCCAACCTCGGGCCAGGTTCATCAATTCTTGCTTCATCCATGCGATATAGCTGCCGCTGACGTCGTGAGGTGTTGAAAAATTTACCGTCTGCCCTGGGAGCAAGACGGGGAACGTACCAGGTTCAAGGCCGACGACATCGACCCCGTTGTCCGTGCCCTGGCTCAGTCCCAACGGATTTGGATCGCTCGAGTCGTAACCATCTATTTGGGTTATAAACCCACCAAACATGGCTGTGGTCTTTCGGCGGACAAGCTCAGCGTCAACACACTGATCGATTTCGTGGAGCTTGGTGAGGGTTGATGACATGGAGGGCAAGCCGCGCTGTTGCCCCGGCCTCGTCGGATCAAAGATGTGGCAAACATCCTTGGCGGGTACTCGGGTGCGCTCCCCCGAACTGTCATTCATGAAATACTCGCCGGGGTGATCTTTATGCAGCCAGTAAGCGGCACGTTGCCCGATCCGGTTGTATTCAATACCCATACGGATCTTGTTGCCGTTCGGCAGGGTCGTGCTATATGCAGCGTCAAGGTGGTCAGCCTCAAGGAGCTGCACCTGGAGGGGGACAGCCAAATCAGCGTAGGTACTCCGAGGTCGGAAGATGGCCAGGCCTTCGCCATCAGAGAACAATGCGTTTGCAACAATCGACTGCATGCCATAAAAATCAGCGTTGCCGTCAAAGTCCATCTCGGGCACGGAGTCGAGCCACAACTCCTGAACCTCTTTCTTCAGCTCCGGTTGGTCAGGAAAATTGAATCGTGGGGTGATCCCCTTCCCGACCATGTTGGCGGTGAAGGTTTCCTGTCCGCCCTTCGCAAGTGGATTGTTCCGGATCGCTTGCCGGGACCGACCCCGCAGAGTTGTCAAGGAATTGCCAATAGAAGCGTTCGGACCGATAGTGGGGGCCATAAAGGACGACATCCGAGGGGCTTGACTCGCACCCTCGAAGGCTCCGCTCATGGCGTATGGTTTCCCTGTTTGGTCAAGTATCATCACAGCCCCTTGCTCGTTGTGGTCCGGAAGAACCGCCGCTTGCCTGCCGCCGAGTTGAGTTCTGACTGAATCTCTGATCGCAATTGCTTTAAGTCTTTCAGCCCCGCAGAATCGTATTCAATCATCTTGCCGCTGGAGAGCATGACTTTGACCACTCGCTTTCCGGTTGCCAAGGCGATAACTGCCGCCTGTACCGCGCTCAAATCGTCTTGTGTATATGCCATGGTTAGCTCATCCATTTACTGCGGAGCACTTTTTGCTTCCGCTGTTTCGGTTGTTGTGGCTCCGACTTGGTGATCGTGCCTTGGAGTTGTTCTTTTAGTTTGTCGAAATCAAGCCTGTTAACCCCGGCTCGGAGTGCTGCGTGGTAGCAGTAGACCTCGCAGTCTGTGGCCTCGTTTCTCTCTCGGGTCTTGACCCACTCCTTTACCGGGAAACCCTTATTGAACTTAGTGATCAGCTTCTCAGCGGTGATCTGCTCGAAATATTCATCCGAGGTGCCTACCGGGAAGTGGTAGTAACCCGGCTGCGTCTCCCTCTCCGGGTCGATCTTGTTATTCAGTCGGCTATAGATGATGCCTTTCGCGGTGTCTGTCCCAACCGACCAAAGCTGGACCCCCTTCTCAATCTTTTTGCCTTTGTAGTCCACATCCTGGAGAGTCGGGGGATTCACAATCGGCTTGTTCTTGGTGCTGGAGCCCTTTATGGCAACCACACCCTGCGCCGCTCTTTTCCGGCAGTATCTTTTAACCGCCTCATCCCTGTGCCCCCCGGTGTCAATGGACATGGAGACTATTTTGAGGTCCACACCGAACTCATGCCGAAAGTCATAAAAGAGGATTTCGTCAAGTTGATCCCATACTTCCGGCTGGTCTGGGTCTCCGTAGAGCTCGTTGTGGTAAACAAGCCAATTCTCTTCATCTTTCCCCCAGGCCCTCACCACAACTGCCAGGCGGTTATCCTGGGTATCAACCCCGGCGGTGAGTAGCATGCCGCCAGAGGGAACGGTCATGATCTTGTATGGCTCACACCTTGCCGCGAGGGCTGTCCATTCGGGGCGGTCGCCGGCTTCTTCCCATGTTTCCCCAAGAACCGTATTCACGAACGTCTTGAGCAGTTCCGGGTCGCCCTTTACGTCAAGAAACTCTTTCGCGAGCTTCCCCCAGGTTGAATTGGGGCTGTAGGAGTACCCGGCCCAAATATGGAAACCTGCGTGCCCGTCAAATAGGGCGGTCGCTCTCCACTCCCCTTTTTCATCCATTTGCCGCTTCATGGAGTGGGGGATCAATTTTTCACAGAACTCGCACTTGTACTGTGCCTTTTCCGGTTCGCCCTTGGGCCACACAATCCCTTTCCACTTCAGTGTTTGAAACTCACCACAATAAGGGCAGGGCAAGAACCGGTATCGCTTGTCTGACTTGTCAAAGCTTGACTCTATACGGGAGGCGCCCTTGATGGTTGGCGTGCTCCCCAAAACGATCTTTCTATCCCAGAAGGTTTCAGACCGTTTACTTCCAAGCTTGATCTGGTCCCCTTCTTTCCCAGCGGTCGGCGGGTATCCATCGACCTCGTCGAATTTAACCCTCTTCACTGTGATCCGCCGGAATCCCCGTGGGCTGTTCGCCCCCGTCAAATGGAGGGCCCCGCCGGGGTAAGACTTTTTCAGGATCGTATTTGAACTATCCCGACTTTTTTCGTCTGACACCTTGCCCTGCAAACAAGGCGTGTCTCTCAACATCGGGGTGATCTCGTCTTTGGAGTATCCCCCGGCATCTTCCACGGTCGGCTGGACAATCAACTGTGAGCATGGTTCCTGCTCGATGTGATAACCCGTGTCCCAGTTCACCATTTTGGTGTAGCCGATTCGGGCGGATTTCATGACCGTCAGGATCTCGATTGACGGATCGGTGAAGGCGTCGAGCATTCCGACTTGGTATGGATAAGACTTCCACCGCCCCACATCTGCGCTTGACTCTGCCGACAGGTGGGCTTTTTCGTTTGCCCATTCCGACAAAGACATCTTGGTGGGAGGCTTCCATGTATCGTTTACCTCCTGGAATACCTGTAGGACGCGCTCACTGTATTTCACCTCTTTGCAAGTCCTTTAGTACCTCAAATTCAATCTGCTCCACTTCAGCCATGAGTGTGTTGAAATTCGCGTTATCACCAATAAATTCTTTGAGTAGCGGGCCGATCTTCCCTTTCAGGCTCAATATCTTTGACCGTGCCGCCGTTATGCTTTCCGACCAAATCTTTCTCACTTCATCCGCTGGCAACAATTCACGCTCTCGCTTTTCATAGTCCAGCTTCTTGAGGGCCGCCTTGTATTGCTCGTGTATTGTTTGCGCCT